CTGATATACCAAGAAGAGATAAAGAATCTTTAGAAACTAGAATAAAAACTTTTTTAGGTTTTGAAGATGAAGAAGCCCCCACAGCAAAACCAGAAATAGATAGAGTCTATACAGAAGCAGATATGGAAACGCTACGTAGATCAAGAGATCCCGATGCTATGGTAGAACATGCTAATGCTAGTGGTAAAGCTGAACAAGAAGGGGGTCAAATAGCTAATGAAGAAAGAGATCAAAATTTTTTAGGTGGTATGGGTGAAGAACTTTTGGGCATGTCAGCTAATATTAAAAAGCAAAGTCAAAATGAAAAAAAACCAAATGTTGTGTCTTCTGCTCCTGATATGGAAACTATACATGCTATGGATCGAGCATCAACTACTAAAGGACAACAAGAACTTGAACAAGCATCTATTCAACCAGCTCGACCAATGATGCAAGAAGGTGGTATGGCTATGCCTCCTGAATTAATGCAACAGCCTATGCCTACAGAAGAAACTCCTGTCGATACTTATCCTAATGTACCCCCAGAAGAAATGGCAGAAGTAGAAGCTTCACAACTTCCAGATAATGAAATGGAAGATGATTATCTAGACTTCATAGTAAGTGAATCTTTATCAGGACAAGAACAACAATATTTAATGGAAAATCTAGAAGCTGATCCACAACTAAGCAGTATTATTGATAAATTAGTATTAACTGCTTCAGAATTTACTGGTCAAGGGGAAGTAGACGGCCCTGGAACTGGTGTCTCAGATTCGATACCTGCAAGGTTATCGGACGGTGAATTTGTTTTCACCAGAAAAGCAACTGACCAATTAGGTGCTGACAATCTGCAAACAATGATGGATGACGCAGAACGTGCATATGATGGTGGGTTGCAAAAATATGCACTTGGTGGTGCTGTAGATGATACCGTATTGGGTGGTGCTGTAAAAGACACTACTCCGTTAATGGATGAAAAAGTTGACATGTACGGTACAAATAGACAGCAAGATGAAATGCGTAAGCAAATGATGTACGCAAATCGTATGCCAAGTATTATAGGAACGTAATAAGGCTACCTGATTTATCAGCCCCTTATTAAAATATAACCCCAAGGCTACCTTGTAGTATAAGCCCCTTAATTTTTAAGGCTACCTTACAACGACAAGCCCCAACGGAGTAATGATGATGGAAGCAGAAAACATAGTAGAAGAACCGCAAGCAAATCCGTATAACGCTAAAAAAGATTGGGCAACCCCTATCCAAAGCAATACAGAGGATGCTAATGGACTTTTTTTTGAAAAATCTCAGGCCACCTCAGACGAAGCCCCTGAAGAAACAGAAAAACCAAAACAAAAAAGAACCAACTATAAAAAAAGATACGATGATTTAAAACGTCATCACGATAGTAAAATTGCTGAGTTTAAACAACGTGAGCAAGAGCTGTTGGCTACAAATCAGCCAACTTATCAAGCTCCAAGATCTGTAGAAGAACTTGAGGAGTTTAAACAGCAGTATCCAGATTTGTATGATACTGTTGAAACAATTGCACATTCTAGAAGTTCAGAGCAAGTAGAAGCACTTCAGAATCAAGTATCGGCTTTGCAAAAACGTGAGCAAGAAATTGTACAACGTGAAGCTATATCAGAATTGCAAAAACGACATCCTGACTTTGAAGAACTACGTAGCTCAGAAGAGTTTCACGAGTGGGCAAAACTTCAACCAGAAGATATACAAGATTGGATATATGCAAATCCAGATAATGCTGGATTAGCTAGTAGAGCTATTGATCTTTATAAAATGGAAAACGGTCTTCAAATTAATGTTCCGTCTAAATCATCTAAGCGTCCAGCTAAACAAGCATCTGCAGCAGATATGGTGTCCACTAAAACGACAACTGTTGATGCAGCACAACCTGCTAAAATTTGGACGCAGAGGGAAATCGCCTCAATGTCTATGGCTGAATATGATAAATATGAACAAGAAATTGATCAGGCTATTCAGGAAGGCAGAGTGCGATAATTTGTCTTTTTATTTTAGAGGAGTCTAAACAATGGCTTATAACCAATCAGATCAATATTTTGAGCCTAGTACAGATACGAATGCTAACTTTGCCAATTCTGTATCTGGTCAAACTAATTCATACTTCCTACCTGCTATTTATAGCAAAAAGGTGCTTAACTTTTTTAGGAAAGCATCGGTAGCTGAAGCTATTACCAATACAGACTATGCTGGAGAGATCACGGCTTACGGAGATTCCGTCAAGGTAATCAAAGAGCCTGAAATCACAGTATACCAGTATGAAAGAGGAGCAGATGTAACGGCAACTAAACTAACAGATGCAGAAGTTAATTTGGTTGTTGACACAGCAAACGCTTTTAAGTTCATCGTAGATGACATTGAAACTAAGATGTCACACGTAAACTTTAAAGAAGTAGCGTCTTCTTCAGCAGCTTACGCATTGCGTGACGCTTATGATGAAGGTGTTATTGCTACTATGTTTGCAGGTGTATCAGCATCTAGCCCTAATCATATTCTTGGTTCTGATAACGCAACTGACCTAGCGGCTGGTACTTTTGATGGTACTGGTAACTTAGATATCGGTTTTGCTTCTGGCGAACACGACCCTATTGACGTACTGTCACATATGGCACGTTTGTTAGATGAGCAGAATGTACCTGAAGAGGGACGATGGTTCTTAGCTAATCCTGAGTTTTATGAGCAGCTAGTACAAAGTTCTTCCAAGCTACTTTCGGTAGACTATAACGCTGGTCAAGGTTCTATTCGTAACGGTTTAGTATCGTCTGGAAAGCTACGTGGTTTCGACATGTACAAGACTAACAATATTGCATCTACCTCCAATGCGGCTGGTAAGTGTATTGCTGGTCACATGTCTTCAACCTGTACAGCACAGACTATTACTAGTACTGAAGTAATTCGTGACCCTGATAGCTTTGGTGACATCGTGCGTGGTTTGCACGTTTATGGAGCTAAAGTAATGCGTGGCGAAGCTTTGGTATCTGCCTTCTACGGTATAGACTAAGCTATTTAGCTATGGGGGTCATATAGACCCCCTTTACTTTAAAGGATAAAAAGATGCCTGGAAATCAAATTGGAAGCGATGATAATCCAATGATGTTTAGAAAAACACTAGTGAGTAAAGAATCTCGTTTTCGTAAAGGCTTTGATAAAAATAGATATCAAGCTAATTATGATCGTATATTTAAAAAAGGAGGTAATCGTGCCAGACAAAAATAAAAAGAGAGATATGTATATGGGTGGAGGATACTCTCGATCTATGATGAATAAAGGTGGTTATGCTTCTATTAAAGATATGGCTTTAGCTTGTGAGAAAAAAGCAGGTGGTGTAAATACTAAAAGTAAACCTACTGAATCCTAATGGCAACGTATCTTAATTTAACAAATGAACTACTAAGAGAATTTAACGAGGTTGTATTAACTTCTTCTGATTTTAGTTCTGCCATAGGTATTCAACAACATGCTAAAGATGCAATCAATAGAGCATACTTAGATATTGTTAATGAAGAACCATCTTGGCCTTTTTTAGCTACGGCTGAAAGTGGTGCAACCGATCCAATGTACGGTAATGTATATATTGAAACTACTGCTAATACACGTTGGTATGAATTAAAACCAGCAAGTTCTAGTATAACAACTGATTATGGTTATGTAGATTGGTCTAACTTTCTTGTAACTACAGTAGGTGTATCAGGCGAATCTGCACCTTTTACAGCAGCTAATTTAAGATTTATTACAACAGAAGAATGGAAAGACTATTACAGGCTTTCTGAAAATAAAGATGATGCTGGTGATGCTAATGGTGGAGAACCAAAAAGAGTTATAAGAAGTCCTGATGCACGTAAGTTTGGATTAAGTCCTATACCAGATAAAGTGTACCGCATTTGGTTTTATGCGTATGATTTACCTACAGAGCTTGATGCTCATGGAGATACTATTGTATTTCCTGATGTTTATAAACCTGTATTACTAGCAAGAGCTAGGTATTTTCTATGTCAATTTAAAGAAAATATGCAAGCGGCTGCTTTTGCTTTAGAGGATTATAAAAAAGGTATTAAGTATATGCGTTCTGCTTTAATGACTCCAACACCTTACTATATGAAAGATGATAGAGTAGGTTTTGCTTAAATGTCACAGGCATTTGGATTTAGCTGTAAAGGTGGTCTAAATACAAACTTAAATCAATTTGAGTTGTTGACTACGCCTGGAGCAGCTACAGAGTTACAAAACTTTGAAGTTGATTCTGATGGTGGTTATAGACGTATTAATGGTTATGCTGCTTTTGGTGATGCTAGACCAAATACCACTAATCGTATTTTAGGTATTGCAGTATATGGCGATGGTCTTATTGTATGTTCTGGAACAAATATTTATTT